GGTTTGTATATTGTAATGATATATGGTGTTCTATACCATTGTCTGTATAAAATACCTGTAAGTTTTTATAATAAATTGACGTATGGTAAATTAGATGATGAATATATTAAAAAATATGGTAATGATTATACTTTTAAAAGAAAGTAATATTAATCTTTCAAAACAGAATATATTAAACTATAATAATCATAGTGTCTATCTGTAGAGTGAGCAGTAATAATTCTATTGTTTTCAAAATCAATTACTACTTGTTGACCAGCAAACCCGTCCATCATTAAAATAGGTCTGTCATCTAAAAAAATAGCATCCCATAGAAACTGACCACCATAAGTTTGTGCAGCCTTATGATTACCACCTAAATTTGTATAACCTTCTTTTTGTCTGTCAACTCTATTTTCATACATAGTTTTTAAATACTTACCAACGCAAGTATCATTCTTCCAGTGATTTAACATTAAGTTAGCAATTCTTACATAATCATATCTGTCAGCATAAAAAGCATATCTTCCGTATTCACCAGATTTTCTATTACCAGTTTTTTCTTTTTTTAAAGTTTTATGAAAATAAACTCTTTTTGCAACTTTAGCGTCTTCAACAAATATCTTATGTAATAACTTATTCCAGTTATCACCAGTTTTGTAAATAACATAGTTCATAATTACATTTGTTGTCATGGCACTATAATTGAAATACTTACCAGGTTCTAAACCATCAACATCTTTAAAATATTTTTTCATAGCAGTTTTGATAGGTATAGTATTAACACTTTTTTTATTTTTTGTTAATTTACTATCCCAAATACCAATTCTACTACCAATTATTTCATCATCACCTGCCTGCATATTAAGTAAGTGTATTAATTTTTGATTTTCATATAAAGTACCTACAACCGTTGGGTAATCAATTCTGTCATAAACGGTATGATTAATATAACCACCACACATTGCATAACCTGTAACTAAAGATACCATAGACTTACCAACCGAGTGTGAAGGATAAGGTCCTTTGTATTTACTTTTTCTATTTTGATCTACTAAAATTTTATTGTTTTCAAATAAGATGTAAGAAACTAAACCAGTTTTTTTATCCGATATGTTTTCTTCAACAACTTCAGATAAATCTTTAGTCTGTACTCTTCCTATACTATTTCTATAATTAACAAAGATGGTATTTTGTAAATCAAACTCAAACTCATAAGTGTCATTTTCTTTATCACCGATTTTGTATTTGTGATTACAATTAAAACAATATTTTTCATTTTTATGATCAGCAAACGTTACGCCGATCATTAAAACTAAATGTATTAATATTGTGAAAATCCAAAGTCTAAACATGTTACTTATTCTTTACCTTTACGTTGTACCATTCTGTTAAATGACCATGACCGTTATATCTTCTAGGTCCTCTAATCATATAATCCCAATGATTTAAATTTTTATCTTTATATACTTTTTCTTTAAACATCTTTCTTGCTTTTGAAAGTGATTTAAAAGGTCCCCAACAATCAGTAGAGTCCATAAGTTTAAAATCACAATCAACTCCTCCCATATGTAATTCTGAAATATAATACATTTATCTCTCCTCTGAATATAAAGTTTGTGAGTATAACGCAAGGATAAAACTAGCAATTCCTAACATTGCCATTGATCCTCCTTGTAAGTATTTGTCAACTTCTATTGAACCGACAGCGCCGATCATACAGAAAGTTCCTAATACTGACATTGCGATTGTCATATATTCTAATATTTTTTTCATAGTGTCTTTCTCCTTATATTAAGTTAATAGCGTTTTGATATAATTTTTTTGCACCGTTATGTGATTTAAATCCATACTCTTTTGCAAAATCCATTGAAGATGAAGCCATAACAACATCATCAAAACCGTATTTTTTCATAATGTCAGCAAGAATTATAGGATTTTCAGATCCTTTTTCTTTTCTGATACCGTTTTCGTAAAAAGATAAGAAGACTTTACCGTCTTCAGCAGATACGAAATTAATTTTAGTGTTTTTTAACATAGTGTTTCCTTTATTTGTTGTCTTTGTTGTTTTCATACTATTAATATACCGTATTTTTACATAAAAATCAACAAAAAAATGGTATTTTTGTCCGATTCTTCCGTAGCTTGTCGGCATTCTGGCGTGTTTAGAACAAAACTAGAACAAAAACCTTTATAAATAGTAAAAAAACAATAAAATATGAGGAAATTATGAAAAAAATGAGAATTTTTAAGTTCTGGAACGAATCGGGTGACGAAAAAGAGAAGGAAGCCATGAGTTTGAAGAAAGCAACAATATCTGTACAAGGGGATTTTAAGGATAAAATCATTGGTGTTGAATATATCAGTAAAAAAGGCAAAAAAATCGTAGATTCGTTAAAAATACCAGTAGGACGAAAGATTCGTCAATCAATTGAGATAGAAAAAAGAAGATTACGACAAAAAGCCGAAAGAGAACAAAGGCAAGCTGAGGCAAAAGAAAGATATGGCAGTTAGAGAGGGTGATCCATTAAGTACAGGTCATGTTTGTACAGGAATCACTAATTTAGCAACTTCATTAGTAAGAACCGTTAAGGCAAACGGTATCGCAGGTGCTGTACAAGGCACTCCTACCGTATCTCATACTTTTCCACCTGCTCCGTTGTGTCCTGCTCATGTTGCAAATTTAAATCAAGGATCAACAAACGTTAAAATAGGCGGTTTACCTTGGGGACGTGTAGGAGATAGTGCTGACCTAGGTTCAATGATTTCAGGTTCTTTAAATGTTAAAGTAAATGGTCTGTAAAGTCATATAAATATAGTTATGGCCTACTCAAACTATGACGCAAGTACAACTAACAAAAGTAAAAGATCAAATAGAATCTATAGTGATTTAAATTTGAGTTTTACTAAAAATCCTGCAACTAAAGATGTTGCAAAATTATTTGATGTACAAGCAATTAAAAGGTCTGTTAAGAATATAATCTTAACTAACAAATATGAAAGACCTTTCAATTCTGACTTCGGTTGTAATTTAAGAGGTTTCTTATTTGAGAATATTACTGAACCTTTATTAGTAGTAATAAAAGATAGAATATCAATGGCGATTGAAAAGTTTGAGCCAAGAGTTTCAGTAGAAGATGTATTTGTCAAAGAAGAAGATGGTAGTAACGGCATTAGTATTATGGTTTCATTTAAAATAAATGGTGTTGAACAACCAGTAACGGTATCAACATTTTTACAAAGAGTAAGATAAAATGGCAAGAGCACACAGATTAGATATTTCAGAATTAGATTTTGAGAATATAAAAGGTTCATTAAAAAGATTTCTTTCAAACCAAAACGAATTTAAAGATTACGACTTTGAGGGTAGTTCAATGGCAATATTGCTTGATCTACTTGCTTACAATACACATTACTTGGCTTACAATGCAAACTTTGTAGCAAACGAAATGTTTATGGACACAGCACAGTTAAGATCAAGTGTTGCGTCATTGGCTAAATTAGTAGGTTACACACCTAACTCTGCTAGAGCACCAATCGCCGATTTAAAATTAGTAATCAATGATGGTACAGGTGCTACAATTACAATACCTGCAGGTACAAAATTTTCATCTGCAATAGATGGTCTAACTTATACATTTGTTTCTATCGCTGACAAAACAGTTCAACCAGTTGATGGTGTTTATACTTGTCAAAGTTTAGAAGTTTATGAAGGTACTTACGTATCTTATAATTACACTTTTGATAGTTCAGATATAGATCAAAGATTTTTAATACCAAGTGATAGAGCAGACTCAACTACAATAAAAGTTGCTGTACAAAATAGTGCTTCTGACACCACATCAAACACATATACAAAAGCAACTTCAATAACAGAATTAGATGGCACATCAAAAGTTTTCTTTTTACAAGAAGCTGAAGATGGTCAATTTGAAATTTATTTCGGTGATGGTGTAATAGGTAAAGCATTAGATGATGGTAACATAATTACTATAAGTTATGTTGTAACAAATAAAACAGAAGCAAATGGTGCTACAACATTTTCATTATCTGGTTCAATATCAGGTTTCAATGATATTACTTTAACAGTTAATTCATCAGCACAAGGTGGTGGCGAACCTGAAGCATTACAAAGTATAAAAACAAACGCTTCTAGTTTCTATTCAGCACAAGACAGAGCAGTTACTACTGAAGATTATAAAACAAAAGTAAAACAACTTTATGCTAATACACAATCAGTAAGTGCTTGGGGTGGTGAAGACGCTGAAACACCATTCTATGGTAGAGTTTATATTTCTATTTTACCAACGAGTGGTTCTAACTTAACCGATTCTACAAAAGATAGAATAGTAAAAAATTTAAAAAAATATTCAGTTGCCTCAGTTACTCCAGTTATTATTGATCCTGAAACTACAGATATTGTTTTAACATCTACAGTTAAATTTGACGAGAAGACTACAACAAAAGTAGGTGATACAATTAAATCAAATGTTATAACTACTATAACAAACTATAACGCAAACACATTACAATCTTTTGATACAATGTTTAGACATTCAAAACTAACAGGTCTAATTGATGATACAGATAATTCTATCTTATCAAATATTACAACAGTTCAATTAAGAAAATCATTTACACCAACTATTGGTAGTTCTACAAAATATTCAATTAACTTTGCAAACGCATTATACAATCCACATTCAGGACACAATACTAGTTCTGGTGGTATTTTAAGTTCAACAGGATTTAAGATTGATGGCAATACAACAGATGTATTCTTTTTAGATGATGACGGCAATGGTAATGTTAGAAGATATAAGATGGATGGTTCTGTTAGATCATACGCTAACAGCACACAAGGTACTATTAATTATACAACAGGTTTAGTAGAGGTTAATTCTTTAAATGTTTCTAATATAGAAAACATTAGAGGTGCAGCTTCAACAGTTATAGAAGTTACGGTTAAACCTAATTCAAACGATATTGTTCCTATAAGAAATCAAGTATTAGATATTGATATTGCAAATAGTTCAGTTACAGTTGAGGCTGATACATTAGTGGGAGGCTCAGCAAACGCTGGTATAGGATATACCACGACTAGTAGTTATTAAATGAGATGGCCGACTTTAAAGATAAAATATCAAATCTTATAAATTCACAAGTACCTGATTTTGTACTTGAAGACCACCCATTATTTTTAGACTTTGTAAAAGCATATTATCAGTTGATGGA